TTGAAGTTCCGGTTTGCGGCACTTCGTGGTTTAGGAATAGGTTGTTAATTACTACGTCTTCCTTCCCGGAATTATCCGGCCGTTCTCCCTGCACGTATATTCCGCCGCTAAGGGCCGCTTTCAATTCGGCCGAAGCGTTCAGAATCTCAAAAAGAATATCATCGGTTTCTATACTCTGCATACCTCTTTGTGTTAAATCCATAACCGGCAATGAAGCCGGCCGAGGTCGAACTTTTCGCAAGTTCCGGTTACTACAACTAAGCCCGTAGCTTTGGCCGCTTCTACAAACTCGGTATTCGAAAGTTGGCTAACGTCTACCTTCTCCCGCGTTACAATTACCTGCGTGCCTTCGGAAATTTTGGCCGTACCTTTCGGTAGCTGGATAAGCGAAGCGAATACGCGGGTTTCTCCGTCGGCGGTCTGAATTGTCGAACCTTTACCGTTGGTTTCTTCCCGGCAAGCTGCTTTTAACTCCCATGCGGCGGCGGGCGTTTCCCAAGAACCGTTAGGTAATTGGACGCTTTCGCCGTCGTGCTGCAAGGCGTACAGGTATTGCGGGTATTGGTAGGAAGTCGTTACCATACGTTGCTTTTGTTCCGAATTTTGGGCTTGCCGGCCGGCGTAATGCCTAATTCCGTGCAAGTCGTGTTATACCAAAGTTTGATAGCGTCCCAATTCCAACTAATGGAATACCCGCCTTCTCCGATATTGGCAAGGGGGATAAGCGTTGTAAACTCGCGGCAAATGGCCGTTTTAGCCTTCCGCACGTCTACCGGTGCGTCCGGGTCGGGGATAAGTCTGCTTTGGTTGCAAAGTATCAAATCCACGTCGTCCGCCGATAGCTGGAATTTGCCGACCGTTTTAGTAATCCATTCTTTGTAAGTCATCGGGTAAGGGTATTAGGATAGGGGCGACCGTTGCCGGCCGTCCCCTTTCCGGTTAGTGTGTCCAAGTGCTGTTAGAAGTGTCCATAAGGAAGGAACGGCCCGAAGAAAGCCAAGCCGGAAAAGCGTTTGCAATTCCTACGGTAACTTCTTCGATAGGTTCCTCGGTGGAATACTTCTTTACGCAGGTGTGGCCGTTCATAGCTTTGATTGCTACGGAACCTTTAAGGTTCATATCGGCCGGCTTCTTCCAATAGGTCGAACCAAGTACCTTGCTTTCGCTGAACATTACCACGTTGTCGGCGAACGGGTTGCCGGTAATGCGGCTTCCGTCGTCCTTCTCGATAGTAATATCTTGGTCGATAACTACGACCTGCAAGCCGCGCAGGTACGCCAAACCCTTCATAGCCGCGTTTACCTGTTCCAAGCTCGGCGTTTGTGCGATGTTCAAGGCGTTAGCCGCGAACGAAGCGCAAAGTTTCGTTACTTCCTCGGTCTGAACCATAAGCGCGAAAGTGTCAAGGTTCATAAAGGCGTACTTCAAGCTAATACCCTTTTTCTTGGCCTTAGCTACGATAGCCTTAAAGTCCTTGCTAAACGGTTTCGCGCCGGTGGTGTTCCAAGCGGCCGAGCCGGTCTGAAATCCTACCTTCTGCGTTGCGTCGATTTGATAATCTACGTCGTACTCGGTAATTACGCTATTGTTGTTGTCGTTGGTAAGCGTTACTTTGCCCAACGAAATAGACTGCAACGCAATCCATTCCAAGCGGGCGGCCACCCCGTCCCAGCAGTACTGCGTATCTTCGGCCCACGCTTCTACCAAAGCCCGAAGGTCGGGGTTCGCGGAAGTCATGGCGACCATAATGTCGTATTCGTTAAGCTCGTTTTCGTCCTTGGTGCGCTTAATAGCCACCTTCGGAATATCGCCCTGAATACGCGCGCTTGCGCCGCGTGCTACAAGGTCGCCGGCAATCTTTAACCCTACCTGCGCTTCAAGGGCTTTCCATGTAAGCGTGTAGTTCTCCTTCAAGGGGAACAAGGTAGGATAGTAGTACGGTTTAAGGTCGTAAGTGTTAATTACGGCCTGCATATCCTTTTCGGTAATGCCAATCATTAAGCTCCTTTGCATAACTTTTCCCGATTAAATTAGATAAACTGAATACCGGTAAGTTTGGCTTTCACTTCGGCACCGATAGGCGGGATATTGCTTTCCCGAATCTGCCCGATAGTCCAAGCGTTTACGATATGGTTGCTAAGTTCGTCCACGTCGTAGCTTTCGCCTACAAGGGCTACCGGTGTGTATTTGAAAGCTGCCCCCGAAGCCCCGGCCTTGGCTGCGAGGTAAAGCGAATCGCCGGCTTTTGCGGCAACTCCAAGGGTTGTACCTACCGTAAGGTCGTCTTTGCTGCCGTCGCCGCTGTTTGTGGCGATAGCGGTAATAGCGTAAGCCGCTTTACCGGAAGCCAGCATAAGCACGTCGCCGACTTTGAAGTTATGGCCTTTCTTTACGGTGTAGATAGTAGCGGAGCTCGTAGCGTCGTCCGCAAGAACGGCTACTTTCACTACATGGTAAAGCCCGTTTTTGTCCTTTCCTACCGGCGTACCTTCGTGCAGAACTTTCTGCGTAAGGTCGGCGGCGGAAACGGTAATACCGTTCGGAATGTCGGCGAGCTTGTGGGTAAACGCGCGGATAACGCGGTTATCCTTTTTCCTGTCGATTCTAAGCATTTTACAAGTGTTTAAGCGTTAAACCTCTTTACCGCCCAAGCCTTTATTTTCGGCTTCTGCGGTCTTTGCCTGTATGTAGCTTTCTACGCCCGCGCTTACTCCGTCCTTGTTGGGGGAACCAAGTACCGGTTTTTCGTGAAGGCTTAGGCCCCGGTCTGCCAACTCTTGGCCGAAGGCTGCTACGTCGTTCTTGGTTTCGGTCAGATACTCGTTAAAGGCGTTTTCATCGGCAAAGCCGCCAAGTTTGGCTACCCTGTCGAAATCTTTAAGAACCTTAGCTTTGTAGGCTTCGGGTACGTCGGCAAGCTCTTTAACAAGCGTTTCCCGGCGGCTGGCGGTTACGGCCGCGCTTTGAAGGCTCATTACTTCGGACTGCAAGCCCTTAGTAGCTTCCTTTACGGCGTTCGTAATCATTGTTTGCACGGTTGCGGCGTCCAAGGTTCCGGCCGGTGCGGGTGGGGTACCGCCTTCTTCCGGTTTCTTTTCCACAAAGTCGTACTTCTTACGCAGGTTGTCCTCGCGCGTTTTGTTCGCTTTGTCTATTTCCGCGTCCGCGTCTTTGCGCCAATCCGCTACAAACTTCGCTACGGCTTCGGCGGTAAGTTTACCTACGATACCGGTAGCTTCTTCCTTGGTATTAACCTGCATGGCGATAACTCGCGCAAGCTGGTTAAGCCCGTCTTTTCGCACGCCCGGAAACTGCGTTTCAAGTAGTGCTACGATTTCGTTTAGTTCCATTTTTATTTTTGGGATTTAATTAAACCTGCGACAAAGAAACGTATTATAGTAATGCGAACACTTGTATAGCGTTGCGAGTTCTCTACACTCGTTTCAACAATCCAACCGCATAAGCTCGGAAAGGTTTATAAGGGGGTGGTGTGGGTTTAGGTCGTATCGGCGGCTAAAAAGGCAATTTTGCGAACGAATAGCAATGCAGTATAGAAAATAGCAAAAAGAAGCGATTTAAGCCCGTTTTATTCTCCAAACAAGGAAATATACCAGCCAACCGCATAAAATCGAACAGCGGGCACGAGAAAGGGCAAAAACGGGCGTTCTTGCTTTGCTGATTGTCCGGCCTTCTCGGATAAGTGGAGGGAAAGGGGATTTTGTTACCGCCGTATTACTATCAACACTCCGCCGGCGGAACTACCAACATAGCGGCGGTTACTATCAACATTCCGGAAATAGTGGTAGCTAATGTTGCAAGCTGCCCGGTAATGTTGCAAGTCCGGGGCGTAAGTCGAAAGCCTGTTTTCCCTCTCTTTCCCCCTGCACCCCCTTTCTCTCTTATATATCTTTATCCTTATATTTATCCACAGGGGCTGGGGTAGCCCCTGCCAAGGAGCTGCCCAAGAGCTGGGCAACTCCTTGTTTTTGCGTGCGCTACTTATTGATATATAATTATTTATTGATTTTGTAAAAATGAAAATTGCGCCGAATGTTCCGCGCGAAATTGTGGGGCTGCCTTGGGGCTGGTTAGGGGCTGGGCTGGGGCTTAATCTCAAAATGAAAAATCGTAAATAATTGTATTATAGGACATTAAGCAGTAAAACAAGCGTAACTATCTGATTCCGAAGTACCATAGCCCCAAGCCTGCCGCCGGGCTGGTGCTGGCCTGCTCCTGCGCAGGGGCTGGGTAGCTACTGCCTTGCTCCTTGCTCGATTTTTCGCCGTAAAATAGTGTTATTTAGTGTTTTTGCAGTATATTTGCAACGTTTCCGGGGAGAAATCCGGGAACGCTTGTAAAAGCGTATAGGAATCCGCATTTGAAAATCGCCAATTTTCCAAAACGAAAGGATAAACCTATTAACGCCTGCTTGCTGTATATCATTCTTCGATATATCGCTAAGCGTGGGTTATGGTTTACTTTCGTAAGGTGTTTGGCGATACCTCAAATGCGTAGACCGATAAGGCCCACGCTTTTTTATTTGTGTAATGCCTGTTCGGGCCTTGGGGTAATAATAGTTTTCGATATGAAGAAAATTTACTTTTGCCTTTTGGCCTGTGTAGTGGCTTTTGCCGGTTGTTCCAAAGATGAAGACCCCGGAAGAAGTTACACAGAACAACAAGAAAAAGCCTTATCCGTATTTAATGGGACTTGGGCCGATACGCAATTTTCCAACCTTGGCGACTATCCCGGTGCCGAATTGCAACCCGACCCGGATAAAATCATATTCGGAACCCAAA